TCCAGCGGCGATTACAGCACGGCGGCAGCCACTGGGGTTTATTGCAGCGCAAAAGCAGACGGAAAAGATAGCATTGCCGTTGTAAACGGTGCTTGCGGTAAGGCGCGCGGCGCACTGGGCTGCTATTTGGTGCTGACCGAGTACGATGATGACGGCCACATGATCTGTGCCAAAATGGCCCGCGTAGACGGTTCCGCCATCAGAGAAAACGTTTACTATACCCTCAAAAATGGTGAGTTTGTGGAGGTCAAGCCTTGAAGAAGCACTGCAACAAGCGCTGGCTTGAACAGCGCTGGGATGCAAGGCAGCCGGAGCGGTTGGAGCACATCCGGCTGAAGCAGCAGCTGAGAGCAAAAAAGGAGGTGGACGATAATGCGGCCAAGCATCGGGATCGCAGAGTGCTGCCAGATCATGCGGGACAATAACATTTCGGTGAGCGAGCCGATCTTTGCCGGTATGATTCAGGCCGGCAGCTTCCCGGCATGGGCGGTTCCGTCTATTGACACCAAAAGCGCCGCCCCGCTGATCTCACGCGCCGGATTTATGGCGTGGATGAAGGATTTCTACAAACTTGAGAAGATCTACACAAAGGAGGACCCGAAAGAATGAAACTCAAATCTACTACTTACTACTGGCTGGCTGTCATTTTTGGCGGCGTTGGAATGGGCGCAGCTATGGGTGCAGAGGGTACCGCGCAGACCACCGGATACATCTCCGACACGCTGTTTTCGGTGTCGCTGGTGCTGATTCTGGCCGCTGTTCTGTTGGCTCGTCTGGGCTTTGCCGCAGAGGACAGGGAGAGAGCCCCAAAGCAGCGCAAGTACGGCAAGATCAACCGTGCCCACGCCCGCAACCCGGAATATCCGGAGAATCAGGAGCGCGTGGCATGATGACGGCTAAAGAGTACGTTGAGGACAAAGTCAAATCCTACACGCGGCTTGCAGAACGCTGCAGGCAAGAAGCCGAAGCCTCAGACGACATTGTTGTCCGGGCTGGATACTCCGCACGGGCAAACGTCTGTGAGATGTGCGCCGAAGAAATGGACAACGTGCGGGAGATGCTGCAAGAGGAGTCCGGGGAGATCACGTATGTATGACACTGTTCATCATGTCATGTGGTACACCGTGTACGATGCCAAGACCGGAGACCTGATCGCCAGCGGTACGTCTAAGATGTGTGCAAGGCGGCTGGGTTACAAAAGCGCAAACAGCTTTGCATCTGCGAGCAGCCACGGTCGCAGCGGCAGGCATCCGGCTCACAAGTACATTTTTGAGAAAGAGTGCATCCGACGTGATGAGGTGGACAGTCTGCCGCCGATACGCCGCAAAAAAGAAGAGCCTGCCCGTGCGCCAACACGGACAAGCCCAAAGAGTGATGAGTCTCGCCGCCCATCACCACAAAAATAGCACAAAACAGGAGGTTTTACAAGTGGCACTTTTGAGAATTTACGATGTGAAGCAAGAGCCGCCAGCGCTTGTTTCGCAGCAGCAATTTCCGGATACTTCGGATGCAATTGTGATTGCCGATGAACTGGCAAAGAGAAAGCCCGAACAGCTGTACAGGGTGTTTGACGCCGATATGAACGTTGTGTATGCGAGGTGAATATTTATGCAAGAAGAATTGACCGTCCGGGTGGAGCACCCGGAGCTGCCCGCGATCCGGTGGAACGAAGCCGAGGTGCAGCAGAATCTGACCGAGATGCTGGCCGCCTACACCGGCCGCGTCTACACCCCGGAAACCATCAAGGATGCCAAGGCCGACCGCGCCGCCGTGAACAAGCTGGACAAGCAGCTCAGCGATGCTGCCCGCAGTGCAAAGGCCTTTTACATGAAGCCGCTGGAAGAGTTCTTGCAGAGCGCCAAGCAGATGCAGGGCCAGTGTAAGGCCGTCTCCGGTGCCATTGACCAGCAGGTCAAGGCTGTGGAGGAAGCCGAGAGGCAGGATAAGCAGGATGCGCTGCGGGCTGTCTATGCCGACTGCATCGGAGAACTGCGGGAGATGATCCCATTTGACCGCCTGCTGATGCCGCAGTGGCTCAACAAGACCTATGATCTGGCAAAGGGCAGCCGGGAGCTGCGCAAGAGCGTGGAGACCCGGCGGGAAGAGCTGCGTCTGATCCGGGAGACCTGCGGCGGGGACGCAGAGGCTTGCACCACGGAGTATCTGCGTGAACTGAATCTGAACGCTGCCCTTGTGGAGCACAGCCGCCGCCAGAATGCCCGGGACGCACAGCGCCGCGCAGAAGCCGAGAGAATGGCCGCAGAGCGGGCGCAGGCCACCGCTCCGGTCATTATCCCTCCGACCGATGAAGAACTCCAGATCGCCACAGAAGCGGCTCAAACGGCGCAGGCCAATGCGGCCATTACGCCGGATGGCAGGTTGGATTTCAGCATGCTTCAGAAATTTGCAGAGCCTGCACAGCAGGAGGCTCCGGTCCGCAAGAAATACAGCTTCTGGGTGGAGTTCACCCGCGAGGATATCGCATGGTTCAAGCAGGGAGCCGCAGAGCGCGGTTTCCGCTATGGTTCGATCAAATAATTTTGGAGGTAGTTACTTATGGCACTTACTCGTTCCGGCGCACCCGCGCCTACTTCGTCTGTTTCCAACGCACAGTCTCTGGCAAACCGTTCCGTCCAGAACGCTAACCGTGCAGGCAGCACCGCCATGCAGGCCGCGTCTCCGTCCGTGCCGGTGGAGATCACCGGTGCTGACGGTCAGCACTTCACCGTGAGTTTTGGAGACGTGCGCAACTTCATCTGCCCCAAGGCCACCGACGCTGAATGCAAAATCTTTCTGGAGACATGCAAGCAGTATCACCTGAACCCCTTCACCAAAGAAGCCTACCTGATCCACTACGACAACAAAAACGACGACACCGCCAGCACCATCGTGCTGGGCAAGAACTGCTACATGCAGATGGCCGAGCGCAACCCGGCCTATGATGGTTTTGAAGCCGGCGTGATTGTCCTGACCGCAGATGGCCAGCTGCTGAACCGTGAGGGATCTATCGTCTATGATGGAGACGGCAACGAGACCCTTATCGGCGGCGAGACCCTTCTCGGCGGCTGGGCAAAGGTCTACCGCAAGGACCGCACCCGCGCCAGCTATGAGGAAGTCAAGCTCAGCGAGTATGACACCGGCAAATCCCTCTGGAACGGCAAAAAGGCCACCATGATCCGCAAGGTAGCGCTGGTGCACGCCCTTCGTGAAGCGTTCCCGTCTACCTTTGGCGCTCTGTACGATGAGAGTGAGGTGCGTGTGGATGCCGAAAGCACCGCTCGTGAGGTGCCGCCTGAAGAACTGCCGGTGCTGGATCCTTACGCAGGTTCCCACCGTCACCGCAAGACGGCAGGCACCCTGATTCCTGCCCCGGATGCACCCTCTGCAGAGGAAAACGCCGATGATCCGTTTGGCGGTGATGATGCATGATCGTCCAGACCAAGAACGGCATCATGCTGCACGGCGAGATCGCCAAAGACCCGGTGCTCCGGGATGCCGGGCAGAAGCGGGTGCTGAAATTCGACCTGAAAGCCAGCCGCACACAGGATGAAACCGGCAAATGGCAGAGTTTTTTTGTGGGCGTGAACCTCTGGCACGGCATTGACCAGTGGGATGGCATGCTGCAGAAAGGCGATCAGGTCACGGTTTTTGCTCAAAAGCTGAAAGAGCGGGAGTATAACGGCAAGATCTACTACGATGTGGACGCGGATGATGTTCAGCCCGGCGGGCTGGTGACATTCCGATGGCTGCAGCAGATGATCGACCTGATGGCACAGCCCGGCCCTCCGCCGGAACCTGCAGAACCGGCAGCAAACCCGGCAGATCTGCAGGGTGCGCAGATGTACCCCGGCGAAACGCTTGCGGATTACGCACTGCACAGCACTGCCGCGCCAGAACCGGCTCCATCTACCGAGTATGACCCCATCAACGAAGACGCGGATGATCTACCGTTCTGATCTTGTAAGCTGTGCTATCTGGCTATACGGGCGTGCAAAGGAGGTGAGCAAGTGGCAAAAGAAGAAAAAAAGTCATTTGTCGTGTATCTGGACTGGTTCGACGCGCTGGAAGAGTACACGGATGCCGAAGTAGGACAGCTAATGCGGGCTTTGACAAAGTACGTCCGAACGGGCGAAAAGCCAACATTTTCCGACCGTGGAATGCGCGGAAATTTCCGGTTCATGTGCAATGGTGTGGATTCGGCTGCGGAAAAGTACGAGAACGTCAAGCAAAAGCGCCGGGAAGCCGGAAAAGCCCGTGCTGCTCAAATGAAAGCAAGTTCAGCAAATGCTTGCACATGCTACCAAGTGCAAGCAAGTGGTAACTATAATGATACTGTTACTGGAACTGGAACTGGAACTGTTACTGGAACTGGAACTGTTACTGGAACTGGAACTGTTATATCCCCTAACGGGGATATATATAATAGCGCCGCCCCCGCCGCCGTTGACGTAGAACTTTCTAAAATCGTCCAGCATTATCAGCAGGCCGTTGGGGACTTCCCGCGCTCTGCACTGGACAAGCTGCAGAAGTGGAGGCAGGAGTACAGCACAGAGATGATCCTGCTGGCAATCGACAAGGCTACAGAAGCCGGAAAGCGCTCGTGGAGCTACATCAACGGCATATTGTCCGGATGGAAACGAGACGGCCTGCGCACGCCGGGAGACGTGGAAGCCAACGAACAAAGCCGACAAGCCAGACCGCGAGGCAAGCAGCCAACCGAGACCGTAGACGACCAGCTTGCCCGGGTGCTGGCGAAGATGGACAGAGAAAGAGGGTTTGAGACATGACGCGGGAAGACGTGGCAAAGCTGATCCGCATGAATTTTGTGCTGTACAAGCTAGGGGCTAGGCCTCTGACCGATGAGGAGATGCAGACCACCATTGATGTGTGGACGTACCAGTTTGGTGACTATGACGGCGATACTGTCAAGCGGGCTTTTCTGGCGGCGAACCGGGTATGCGTTTATCCGGTTACGGTGGCCGACATCTTCAAGCAGCTTTCCCAGTGTCTTGACCCGTCCGCTGAATGGGAAGCTCTGGCTGTAGCGGCACGCAAGGCACAGACGTTTTTGAGTTGGCGCAAATTTCCGATGGTGACCGGCATTGACGAAAAGGGCGGGTTGCTGCGTAGTGACGGACAGAAAGAGCTGAAAGCCCTGTATGACCAACTCCCCCCGGCGGCAAAATCCTATGCCGGGAGCGTGGGAGGGCTGGCGGAGCTGGCTGAAATGCCGGACCTTACATACCGCCGGGCCGAGTTTTTGAAGCAGGCGCAGGCAGATATCACCACAGCCCCCCGTGAAGCGGCAAGGCTGCGGGCGAGCGAGCCGACAAAGAGGGAGATTGAAAAATGAGCGAATTTATCGACCGTGAAAAAGCCATCGCCAATATCGTAGCTGTATATTGCTGTGGTTGCGAACATTACAACGGCGAAAAATGCCGCGCGTGTCAGATTATGGACGCGATGGATGTGCTGGAAGATGAACCGGCAGTCGTCCCGGATGTCCAGCGCTGGTGCAATCCTGAAACGGACCTGCCGAAGGTCGAAACCGAGGTGCTGGTTTTGTACCGGCGTGATGACTATTTGGGCATTACAACGGCGCACTACGAGGACGGCAATGTTTTCTCCGAGGACAGCGAATGGAATTGGGAAGATCTCCCTGATTGGGGAACATACGACGAGGAACGGGATGACTACCGAATCCCGGAAGGCTGGTGGGAATACCGTCACTTCAACCCGGACGACGTTTACAACAACAAGATAGACTGCCCCGTGGTGGGCTGGATGCCGCTGCCGCCGGAGGTGCTGAAAAATGATGATGATACCGTGTAAAGACTGCCCAGACCGGCACCCGATCTGTCACGATAGCTGCCCCAAGTACGCCGAGTACAAGCGTCAGCTGAAAGCGCAGCGCATCTACACCAACGGGAACCATGCGACAGAGCGGATCAGCCGCAACGATTTCGACAAAGAAGGATGGATGGGAGGAAGAAAACGATGAAAGTGCTGATCGCTTGCGAGGAATCGCAGGAAGTGTGCAAGGCGTTCCGCGCCCGTGGCCACGAAGCCTACTCTTGCGATATTCAGGAGCCGTCCGGCGGGCATCCCGAGTGGCATATTCTTGGAGATGCGCTCAATGCTCTCGAGGGGAGGCAAGTCGTGACAATGGACGGCGTAACGCATGACGTTGGCAAGTGGGACTTGCTCATTGCACACCCGCCCTGCACATATCTGAGCAACGCAGCAACACGCTCTTTCAGCTTGCGGGTCACACCGGCCGAAAAAGTTGTTGCCCGGTGGGAAGAGCGCGTAAAAGCCGCAATTTTCTTTATGCAGTTCATGCTGGCAGATGTCCCCAAGATTGCAGTCGAGAACCCTGTAGGCATCATGAACACGGCGTACAGAAAAGCCGACCAGATCATTCATCCGTACTACTTTGCCGAGAGTAAAGAGGACACGGAAAACTATCACACAAAGCGAACTTGCCTTTGGCTGAAAAACTTGCCGCCTCTGGAACGGAAAAACAACTTTCCACCACCAGAGCCCGTGTACGTCTCAAATGGGGAAAGGCGCAAGAAAATCAGCTGGTGCGAAGGCATACGCAACACGCACAACGGTCAAGAGGGCCGGGCAAAAGCCAGAAGCAAAACCGCGCCGGGAATTGCAAAGGCCATGTCCGAACAATGGGGGTGAGCAAATGAGGTACAAGCCCGGCGCTTACATCGTCTCTCTCGACCACCTGATGGAGCAGGAACTTGTTTATTACGGCGGGAAACTGCTCCACAAGGGATGGTTTGGCAACTGGCAGCTGTGGTATGCGAAAGCTGAGCTTGCCAGACTGCGCATTCGGGAAGCTGTGAGAACGGAGGAAGAACATGAAACCGAAAACGAAATCCGAGCTGATGACAGAATGGGCCAGCCAGCCCGGGCAGCTCAAGAAAGAGCGGGAGGTCAAGGCTGTCCGCAAGGCGATGGATGATGCCCGCGCCGTGATGCAGGACGGTTTGACCCGATACGTCAAGAAAAAGACCAAAGCCCGCAGCATGGCAAAGGCTGAAGCTGACCCCTTTGCTGAGCTGGAAGGTTGGGAAAGCATGGAGCAGATCCAGGATGCCTACGGCTATGGTGAGATCACCGCCGACAGGCGGGACAAACTCACCGACCTGTGGGAAGCCCGGGAAGCTGCCAGGAACAGCCGCAAGGGCGCGGAAAAGTACCACGACCTTGTGACGGAGATGCTGGAAGTTGCTATACGCAGGTGCGGCGAAGAATACGACGAAATGCTTTTTGAGTACAGGCACGAGCGCCGTGAAGCAGAAAAGCAGTGCGAGCAGCTGGCAATGGAAGGGATGATGAAAAAATGAGCAGTTCCGTAGAATATGCAAAGTCCGAACTAGCCCGCATCTCAAAAGATGGAGACGGGATGCAAGACACAATCAACAAGAACATCATTGACATTGTTGAACTTTTCGCAAGTCAAGGACATAGCGGATTTACCGCTGGATATACAATGTCTATTCTGGAGCGACTTTTGCGTTTCAAGCCGATTACTCCGCTTACTGGCGAAGATGATGAATGGACTAATGTGTCGGACGAAATGGGGCGAAGATGTTTCCAAAATAAACGATGCTCAAGCGTGTTCAAGACCACTGATGCACAAGGTAACACGATTGAGGTACACGACATTGACGCAATCGCTTATTCCGACAACGGTGGCCTTACATGGTTTACAAGTAGCCGCTTTCGCCAAAACGTGACGTTCCCCTATGAGCCACCTACGCACCCGGAAAAAATCTATATCGAATACACGGAAGATGTTCCGCTTGGCTGGACTAGCGACAAGTATGAGATTATCACTGACGACAAGGAACGTATCAAAGCGTTGAGAACTAAGATGCAGAAGAAGCTTAATAAAGCTGAGGAGTCATCATGCACCTGACCCTCTACGGCAACCCGGTCACCAAGAAAAACAGCCAGCGCATCCTGTACAAGTTCACAAAGTTCGGCAGAAAGACCCCATTCATAGCCCCCAGCAAGGCTTACGGAGATTATGAGACGGACTGCCTGCGGCAAATCAAAAGGCCGCACAGCCCTATCTCTGCCCGCGTGAACGTGCGGTGTGTGTATTACATGAAGACCGCCCGCCGGGTCGATCTGGCAAACCTCATCGAGGCTACAACGGACATTCTGGTAAAAGCCCGCGTGCTGGAGGACGACAACAGCAAGATCGTCGCCGCACACGATGGCAGCAGGGTGGATTACGACAAACAAAACCCCAGAGTGGAGATCTGGATTGAAGAAATGGAGGAGTAATATGGGATTTGCAACGCTTGGCTTTTTAAGCTTTTGTTTTGTACTGTTTGCCGGATACTTGCTTATTCTTCGGCTTGCAATGGAAGAACCTGAAATTGTGATTCCGGCTGTAATCGTAGCACTTTCTATTTTTATTTTTTATACCACGGGAGGGAATGCGGCATGATCCACACATGGACACCTGACACCGACACGCCAAATCCCAGCACTGGCGTGGACTACCACACCGTCAAGTCGTGGTTTAAGCAGCTTCGGACTATGGACGACCGAATTGACCGTATCCAGCTGGACATCCGGCAAGCGCATGACAAGGCCACGAAGTGCACTGCCAGCATGACCGGAATGCCCGGAGGATCCGGGCACGGAGACAAAATCGCATTTTGCGCCGAAGAAACAGACGAAAACGAGCGCAAGATGCAAGAGCTGCAATCCGAGCTAGAAGTTTTGCGGGTGGAAGCAAAGCGCAGAATCAAGTACATTGCAGGCACCAAAAGCAGTGACATGATGCAGGCATGCTTGTATGGCTACTACGTCCAGAACCAAAAGCAGATCGTCGTGGCCCGCAGTCTTGGCTTGCCAAACGAAAATCGCGTTTCTTTGTATGTGCGGGATGGATGCAAGCAGCTTGCGCAGATTTGGCACCAATTTATGTAATTTTCTTACATGTTGTCGTTGTTGTTGTTACATGTGAGATGTGGTAAAATTGGTATAAGCGGAACCGCCGAAAGCGGTGAAACGCTTGCCACGCAGCCTCCGAAACGTGTCCCTTCTTGGCATTTTCCTCCTTTTCTGCTTGCAGGTACCGGGCTTTGCTCTCTTCACGTTTCGCGGGCTGCTTCTATGCGATACACTGAAGCAAAGGCAGCCTGCCGCTCATGAGAGACAGGAGGCGGTTCGATTCCGCCGTATCGCACCGTATGGCGCATGGACTAGACAACCCGCAAGGCCGCACGTGCAACCTCCCGTGCCAAGAAAAGGCCTTAGAATCCTTGCCAAGGTGTAGCTTTCCTGACAGGATGTGCGCCAACCAACAGCCCCGGCGGCGAACCGGAGCTGTTTTTATATGCCGCCTGAGCGCAGTTTGGAGCGCGGCGCGTGTGTGTAGACACGGCTGGTTCAATTCCAAGGGCGGCGTTTTATACTCCGGTAGCTCAAGTGGTGGAGCAGCGGTCTCCAAAACCGCATGTTGCAGGTTCGAGTCCTGCCGGGAGTGCCAGACTTTGCATGACCGGGGGACGGCATGCAAAGAATAGCGGGGCATCCGGCCGCGAAAGTTCCAGATGCAGCAGTGCCCACCGTTTGACGCCTGTCCAACGAACTGAATGCACGGGTGCTGCTTATATGCCGTCATAGCTCAATTGGCAGAGCGCCGCCCATTTAAGGCGGGACAACGTTGGTGACACCACGGGAACATCACTGCACAGCCAACCACTGCGCACATCCATTCCGTGGGTGCTGGTTCAAATCCGGCTGGCGGCACATTCGATATTTTGACCGTTCGGATTTCCGGGCGGTTTTTCTTTTGCATGAGTTTAGAGAGGTGGTGGCGGTGGCCTACAGCAAAAACAAAAGGATAGGCAGACCGCCCGTCTTTGAGAGCAAAGAAGAACTTGAGAAAAAAATCGAAGAGTTCTTCAAAAGCTGCGAAGGAAGCGTCCTAGAAGACGAAACCGGAAAGCCTGTTTTGGACAAATACGGAAACGTGATAAAAATTGACGAACGTCCAGAAACGGTCACCGGTCTAGCTTTGGCGTTGGGATTTAAGTCTCGGCAATCTTTGATTGACTATCAAGGAAAGGCTGAGTTTTCTGACACGATAACGCGCGCGAAACTGCGGTGCGAGAGATACGCCGAAGAACGGCTCTATGATCGTGACGGAAACGGCGGCGCAAGATTCAGCCTGCAAGTTAATTTTGGTTGGAGCGATAAGCCGAAAGAAGCGGAGCAGGAAGAGCGTCACGATGATGGTTTGATAAAGGCATTGAATGCTGCCGCAGATATCAGCCCGCCGGATGACGTGGAGATGCTTCCGGAGGAAGAGGACGACCATGCGGAAAAGTAACGGTTTTCGCTGGAAAGCCCTCAGCCAGCGGCAAAAGCAGGTCTTGAGCTGGTGGGCACCGCAGAGCGCATACAGCGGCTACAACGGCATCATTGCCGATGGCGCTATCCGCTCGGGCAAGACCTTTGCCATGAGCTTTTCGTTCGTCCAGTGGGCTATGGCCTGCTACAGCGGCCAGCAGTTTGCCATGTGCGGCAAGACCATCGCCAGCTTCCGGCGCAACGTGCTGGGCACACTCAAGCAGCAGCTTGCAGCCCGTGGTTACAGCGTCAAGGAGCACCGGGCAGAAAACTGCATGACCGTCAGCAAGGGTGGCAGAACCAACGAGTTTTACTTTTTCGGCGGCAAGGACGAGAGCAGCCAAGACCTGATCCAGGGCATCACCCTGGCCGGGGCATTCTTTGACGAGGTGGCCCTGATGCCGCAGAGCTTCGTCAATCAGGCCACGGCCCGCTGCTCCGTCACCGGGTCGAAGTTTTGGTTCAACTGCAACCCGGGTAGCCCGCAGCACTGGTTTTATCTCGAGTGGGTGCGGAAATGCCGTTCCCGCAAGATGATGTATCTCCATTTCACGATGGACGACAACCTGTCGCTTTCTGAGGACATCAAGGCCAGATACCGCAGCCAGTACAGCGGCGTTTTCTATCAGCGCTACATTCTGGGCCTGTGGACCGTGGCCGAGGGCCTTGTATATGACATGTTCGACCCCAAAAAACACGTCATTGACGTGCTGCCCGAGCTGTCCCCGAAGAGCGCCTATGTGGCTTGCGACTTCGGCACCCAGAACGCAACGACCTTTCTGCTGTTCCAGAAGCTGACAGATGCAGACTGCTGGATCGTCACCCGGGAATATTACTACAGCGGCCGCGAACAGAAGCGGCAAAAGACCGTGGGCGAGTACGTAACAGACCTCAAGGCGTGGCTGAATGGTCTCAAGCCAGAGAGGATCATTGTTGACCCCTCTGCCCTGCCCCTGATTACAGAGCTGCGCAAAAACGGCTTTACCCAGGCCCCTGCAAATAACGACGTTCTGAGCGGCATTCTGGACGTGCAGACCATGTTGCAGACCGGACGGCTGAAGATCTACAAAGACTGCAAGCACACGCTGGAAGAGTTCGGCGTGTACGCTTGGGATCCAGATAAAGACGACACCGTGCTGAAGGTCAACGACCACTGCATGGACGCTATCCGCTATTTCGTGCGCACAAAGCGCCTTGTGAAACTGAGGGATTGATTTTGAGCACTGTATACACATTCCAGACCTTCCAGCAGGCGCAAGTCGCCGGAGAACAGCCTGATTTCATCCGACGGTTCGTGCAGCAGCACTGCAGTTCCGGACCCTACAAGATGGCGCTGGACGCCGACCTGTACGACGCCCAGAAAAACCCGGGGGCTGAACGCTTCGCGCAGGCTTACGCTTTGATGCTGAAACGCCTATCCAAAAACACCAAGCAGGACACCCCACACCCCGATATGGTCAAGAGCAATCTTTTCCGGCGGCTCAACAAGCAGCGGGCGACCTACTCCCTCGGAAACGGCGTGGTCTTTGCGGACGATGGCGTAGACAAGGGAAAGCTTGGGCAGAACTTCGACGAGCAGATCCAGAAGGCCGGATATTTCGCCCTGATCCACGGTGAGAGCTTCGGCTTTTGGAACAACGACCATCTGGTGGTTTTCAAACTGACCGAGTTCGCGCCCCTGTACGATGAAAAGACAGGCCTTTTGCAGGCGGGTGTGCGCTTCTGGCAGCTGAACCCGGACACGGATATGCACTATATCCTGTACGAGCTGGACGGCTTTACCGAGTACACGGAAAGCAAAATTGGCAGCACGATGCAGGAGACAACGCCGAAGCAGGCATACAAGAGCGTGACCGTCACCACACCCGGCGGCGGGCTGGAAAGCGTGGAGGGAGAAAACTACAGCGCTCTTCCAATTGTGCCGCTGTGGGGCTCCGACCTGCACCAGAGCACCCTTGTGGGGCTGAAAGCCTACATTGACAACACCGATCTGGTGATGTCCGGCTTCTGCAATGACCTGCATGACTTTTCGGAGATCTACTGGCTGTGCGAGAACTTCAACGGCATGACCGATGACGAGCTGCAGGAGTTCCTTGTCAAGCTGAATCTGTACCACATTGCAGGCGCAGACACCAGCCAGGGCGGCAAGATCACCCCCTACACCACCGAGATTCCTGTAGCGGCCCGGGAGACTCTGCTGGAGCTGCTCCACGCCCGGGTGTATGAGGACTTCGGCGGGCTGGACGTGCATTGCGTGAGTGCGGACAGCACCAACGACCATCTGGATGCAGCCTATGAACCGCTGAACCAGAACGCGGACGACTTCGAGGCTCAGGTCAAGCCGTTCATCCGGCAGATCTGCGCACTGGCTGGCTTTGACAACGCAATGCCGGCATTCAACCGCAGCAAAATTACAAACACCAAAGAGCAAGTTGACATGGTGATTTCTGAGGCACCGATCATCGGGCAGGACATGGCCATTGACCTGCTGCCCAACCTGACCCCGGAACAAAAGGAGCAGGCAAAGGCCGCGCTGATGGCTGAGAGCGCAACACGGGAGACCGTGGACGAGGAGGAGGATACCGATGAAAAAAAGCAGCAAAATTTATGATCCTCTGGGAAGATTGATCGATGTGATGCTTTTTGTCGCTGATTTTGCCATTGTGGCTGGGTGCTTTCTGGCCGTTGCGCAGGCGCTTGGCTTATGACCGACCGTGACCGCATCTCTACCCGCCAGCTGAACCGCCTGCGCCGCCGTATCCTCCGAGTGTACGGCACTGCCCGCCGGGAGATGCAGGAGCAGCTGACCGAGTTTCTGGAAAAGTACAAAGCGCTGGACGAGCGCAAGCGGGCGCAGCTGGATGCAGGAGAGATCACCGAGGACGACTACCGCATCTGGCTGCAAAATCAGGTCTTTCAGTCCGATTTGATGCACGCCAAGCTTGACGGCATCACCCAGACCTGCACCACAGCCCAAGAGACGGCCTACAAGCTGGCCCGGGATGAGCAATACAATATCTTTTCCTTTGGCGCAAACTGGGCTTTCTACGAGCTGGAACAGGCCGCAGGCGTGACGTTCGGGCTGACCCTGTACAACACCGAGGCGGTCAAGCTCCTGCTGAAGGAGAACCCCCGCATGGTGCCCAACAAGCGCATCAAGAGCGAGAGCAACAAAACCTATGACGCCCGGGTGTTCAACCGCTACGTCATGCAGGGCATCGTGCAGGGCAAGAGTGCCCACGACATCGCCGTGCAGGCCGTAAACGGTATGGCTGATACAGAGATCCACTGGGCCATGAACAACGCCATCACAGCCCTTACCAGTGCCCAGAACGCCGGGGCTTTGCAGCAGATGCACAACGCTCAGGCTTTGGGCATCGAGGTCAAAAAGCGCTGGAACTCCACCCACGACTACCGCACCCGTGAGATGCACCGCCTGCTTGACCAGCAGACAGCAGAGCTTGACGAGCCTTTCAAGGTCATGGGTTACGAGATTCAGCGCCCCGGCGACCCAAACGCAGCGCCGGAGATGGTCTACCACTGCCGCTGTGTGCTGTCCTCTGCGCTGGGCAAGTATCCAAGGCAGAACGCCATGCAGCGGGACAATGTGACCAAAGAGACCATCCCCGTCATGGATTACACCGAGTGGTATAAATCCAAGGGCGGCAAAGAGAAAGAGCAAATGTGGTGGGCGGAAGAGCGAAAACGAAGAAAGGAGAACGCCAAGAATGAGTAAACGTGGCTCTGGAAGTTCGACAAGGGCAAGCGTTGGGACCGCCAACGAGCACGAGTTTGAATCTTTTGTAAATGGAAAATGGGTCACCGATTACAGCAAAATTGCGGCAGCAGAGACGAAGAAAGCCGCCGTTGTTGTGGACAGTTCGAGATACAAGAAAACGCATAACGATGTTGTGTCTTTTGTGAAAGAGCAAGTTGGCGTTGACCTCAACAAATATCGAAGTGGCGATGGTTCCTCTCCGTCTCACACCACATATTGGGACAAGAGTGGCCCAAAAGTTGCATTTGATCTAAAAGGGATGTCGTCGAGCGACCGCACAAAGCTTATGCAGCTTGCACAAAAGCCGTTTGGAGTGACGGTCGAACAAGGCGGCGCATGGATTGGCTTTGTTTCGAGAAAAAAGAAGAAAAAGTAAGGTTTGGAGGGATGAACCGTGATTCTGCCGATGGAAAACACCGAGAAAATGATTTTTCCGGGCGTTGGCAAGTATGGCATCCCTGAAATCAAGCCGGAAACGGACATCCGCATTGACAAGCTGGAATGGATCCCGGTCAATTATGCGCTGACAGCCAAAGACAAGGCTACAAAAGGCGTGCACTTTTACAAGGACGACTACCAGTTTGAACGGTTCTGGAACAACCCAGACAAGTATATCCCGCTTTTGCAGCAGTTCGGTGCGGTATGTTCGCCGGATTTTTCACTTTACAGCGATATGCCGCTTGCGGTGCAGCTTTTCATGCACTACAAAAAGCACTGGCTGGCTGCATACTGGCAGGCGCACGGCATCCACGTCATTCCAACGCTTTGCTGGTGCGGCGAGCAAAGCTATGGTTGGTGCTTTGATGGGGAACCGAGAAACGCTATCGTGAGCATTTCCAGCCACGGAACGCAGTCTGACCCATACGAAGCGGAATGTTTCGCCAAGCACTGCCGCAAGGCGCTGGAAGTGCTGCAGCCGAGCAGCATTTTGTGGTATGGGAAATGCCCGGCAGAATTTGACTGGAACGTGACCAAAATCAAGCCATTTCAATACGAAAGGAGGCACTACCGTGAGTAAAAGAGGTTCGGGCAACTCCGCGAGAGCGGGCGGCGGCGCAAATGGAGCAAAAAGTTTGGATAGTACGCTGGTGAGAAGATCGAATGATTTTTCGTTGTTTGATGCTGGCGATGCAACAAAGCGCGAGTATGAAGCGAACGTGAAGAAAATCCAACAGTCGAATCTTACTCAGCAGGAAAAAGCGGCGGCACTGGATAAATTGCATGAACTGACAACGGAACAGCTAAAGGCTCAGACGAAGGTTGCGAATCCATATGTTTCCGGCCCTGCAAGGTTTAACCAGAGTCAGGTGCAAAAGGCGGCGGATAACACGGCACAGAAACGGCAAAACGTCAATTCTTTTATGAAGGATGTGCAGAAAAAGTCAACCGCAAACAAAAAGGCAGCTGAAACAAAGTCGCTTTCTTCCGTTTTGGGTTCTGCAATGGACAGGGGTGCACTTGAAGTGACATTTGAGGGAAAGACCTACTACCGCGCAAGAAAAAATTCCAAGACGTGGAGAGTTCGGTAAACCATGAACTTTAACTACGACATCAAATTCACCGACAACACCCCGCAGCTGCATGAGGCGCTGGACTCGTGGGCAGAGCGGGTGCTGACCCTCTGGGGCATGAAGGTGCAGGACTACGCACGGCTGCTTGTGCCTACCGGCACGGCAGACAGCACGGGCATTGAGGGATACGTGGGCGGCGCGCTCAAGCAGAGCCTGACCTTTGCCCTTGACCTTGCAAAAAAGACCGTCACCGTTGGCAGCAACCTCTTTTACAGCGTCTACGTGGAGCTTGGCACGGGCATCTTTGCCGAGAAGGGAAACGGACGGCCCACACCGTGGGTCTGGAAGGACTTCAACGGCAAGTGGCACTTTACCCGGGGCATGGCCCCGCGCCAGTTCCTCCGCCCGGCGGTGGAAGAACACATTGACGAGCTGCGAGAGATCGCAGTGGAAGAAGCAGACAAGGAGGTATAAATATGGATTTGGAGAAAATGTTCAAGACACCAAAAGAAAAATTCCTGCCCGATGATGTGAAAACGGCGCACTGCGAGGCAGAAGACCTTTTCCTTGAGCTTGCAACGCAGCTTGACGCACTTCCTGAAAGCCGTGAAAAAAGCCTGTGCATGACAAAATTGCAGGAAGCGAAGTTTTGGGCGGTCGAATGCATCACCAAAGTTGCACGCAAAAACTAAATACTCAGCGGTTGGCGCACAGCGTCAGCCGCTTTTTTATGCCGCTTTAGCTCAGGCTGGCAGAGCGCCGGATTTGTAATCCGGGGGCCGTGGGTTCAAGCCCCACAGGCGGCACCATATCGGCGTACATGACCGAGAAAACACCTTACTGCCGTACATGGCACTCCGTACATGGAGAGAAAGGATCACAAATGGCATTCGACAACAAAAGCATTCGTCCGATTCTGGAAAACGAGGAGCTTTCCATCAAGGACAAAGTGAATCAGCTTCAGACGCTTCACCATGAAATCGTAAATGGGCTTATGGATGAAAAGGACGAAGCAATCCAGCGTGCGGAAAAGGCGGAAAAAGCAGCCGAGAGCGCAAAGGCTGAAAAAGAAGCCGCCGAGAAGTCCCTGACCGACTACAAGGCCCAGCAGACAGCAGCAGCCAGCAAGGCGGCCAAGACCGCTGCATTTAAGCAGCTGCTCAAGCAGGCGGGCGTGCTGGAAAAGTACATCGACGACATTGCCGACGACTCCAAGAAGGGCGACGAGTTCGCCGCCGGGCTGGAACTGGACGCCGATGGCAAGGTAAAAGACGCCGAAAAGCAGCTTTCCAGCATCAAAACCACTTGGGGCGGCAAGATCGCCACCACCAAAACCACCGGCGCAAAGGTGGACACCCCGCCCACCAACACCGGCTCCAAAATGACCAAAGAGCAGATCATCAACATCAAAGACGCAAGCGAACGGCAGGCGGCCATTGCGGCCAACCCTGAAGCGTTCGGGCTTGCAGCAAAGGAGTAACACATGGCAGCACCCGAAAATCTTACCACTGCTTCCCAGATCACTACCTCTATTCGCGAGGTGGATTTTGTTACCCAGTTCCAGAAGAACTGGGACGCTCTGCGCACCATTCTGGGCATCATGCGCCCCATCCGCAAGGCACCCGGCACCAAGCTGGTCTCCTACAAGGCAACCGTTGACGGTGGCCTGCAGGGCGGCACCGCCGTGGGCGAGGGTGAAGACATCCCTCTGACCAAGACCAAGGTCGAGCCTGTGGCCTATGACGACATCGAGCTCGGCAAGTGGGCAAAGGCCGTTTCTATCGAAGCCGTCACCAAGTACGGCGCAACTGTGGCCGTGGAGCGCACTGATACTGCTTTCCGCAATGAGCTGCAGAAGAAGGTCCTGACCGACTTTTACACCTTCCTAAAGACCGGCAAGCTGGTGGGCACCCAGAAGACCTGGCAGCGTGCTCTGGCTATCGCAAAGGGCGCAGTCCTGAAGCGATTTGCCAACGACAATCTGGACGTGACCGAGGTCGTGGGCTTTGCCAACATCATGGACTTTTACGACTACCTGGGCGACAAGGAGATCACCGTTCAGACCGAGTTCGGCCTGAACTACGTCAAGAACTTCCTCGGCTACAGCACCCTCTTCCTCCTACCCGATGCTTACATCGAGCAGAAGAAGGTGATTGCCATTCCCGTGGAGAACATCGACCTGTACTACGTGGATCCCGCAGACCGGGACTATGCCACCATGGGCGCAAACTACACCGTCTCCGGTGAGACCAACCTGCTGGGCTACCATACCGAGTACAACTACAAGAACGCCACCACTACCAACTATGCCATCATGGGCATGAAGCTGTGGGCAGAGTATCTGGACGGCATCGCAGTCGTGACCGTCGGCACGTCCAACACCGAGCCCGCTGTGGCCGCCTCTGAATCCACCGGGCGAGAATAAGAGGTGACTTTGCATGACCGTCCCAGAGCTGTGCGTTTACACGCACAATTTTTTTGACCGGGCGGACGATCCCGTTGCCGGGGAGTTTGCCTTTGAGCCGGATACCGTGCCCGACGGGGTAGTCCCGGGGCAGTATTTTCTCGTGTGCGGATCCATCTTCAATGACGGCGTGCACAAGGCCGGGGACGGTGATTTGGTGGCCGAGATCTTCACTGGCACGGTGCAGCCCATGCGCGTGCCGCCTGACTTCGTGGCGCTGGCTGAAAAAATCGACGCATACGACAAGGCGCTCCCGTCCGGCGGCGTGTATGTGTCCCAGTCCTTTGCCGGGTGGTCCGGCACGATGGCTACAGGCACGGACGGCCTGCCTGCAGACGGAAAGATCCGCTATAAATCCGAGATCAATCAGTGGAGGAAGATGTGACATGGTCAACGCGTTCACTGCATCCACCGTGATGCAGAGCTTTACCCAAAAATACCGTTTTCAGACCCGCAGCTATGAGCCGGACGGAGTGGGCGGCTTTGTGTCCGGCTGGCAGGACGGCCCCGAGTTTGAGGCCGTAGAGCGCCACGATACCACCGTGGAAGCTCAGGTGGCAGAGCAGGCTGATACAGCATCTACCTATACCCTGCTGGTCAACACCGGTGTGCCTCTGGCTTTCCCGGACTACATCAAGCGGGTAAGCGACGGGCAGACTTTCCAGATCACCAGCGCGGCAGATGAGGGCAAAGCCCCGCCGGAATCCGGCATGGGACTGCGGGCCGTCAAGTGCAAAAAGGCGGTGCTGCCTTGATGGGACCGTCTGAGAGCATCAACCGGGCGCTGAACGCTTTTTTCAACGGCTTTGGCATCCCGGGCTATCTGGAAGATAACATCCCTCCTGCCGCTTCACTGCCCTATCTGACCTACAATCCCACCATCCCCGGCGGGTGGAATGAAACGGCATCCTTCCACGCCCGGCTGTGGTACCCCAGTAAGGGCGGCAGAGCCCCCATCCTGCAAACCGAAGATACGATCAGCGCGGCCCTTGAGGACAGCACAACGCTTTCCTGCAAGGGCGGCGCTATTCTTTTGCAAAAAGGCACCCCATGGGCACAGCCCCTCGACAACCCGCCTGAAGGGTATCTGTGCGAATATCTCAATTTTGAAATCACGCAATTTTGCGAGTAAGGAGCAATATGGCAAGAAAGTTTACCAAGATCAGCGCAGAAGCATTCAAGTCCATGCAGATCAATGCCGGTGTTGTGCTGAACAAGTTTGACCCGACCGGCACGACCGAGATCCAGGATGCAGACATCATCTGCGCCACCTCCGGCGGCGTGACGGCAGAGTGCAAGCCCAACATCACCGACCTTGGCGATGATGTGGACAACTGCCAGAAAAACACCGCAGAGCTGATGCAGATCGAAGACTACGACTGCACGCTGGCCTTTACGGCCCTGAACGTCACAACGGATGTTATCAAGCTGGCACTGGGTGCAGCGGATGTGAGTGAAAAGAAGGTCACCCCCCGCATGACGCTGGACCCGACGGCAAGCACCGGCGACTTCAAGGACATCTGGTGGGTCGGAGACACCATCGACGGCGGCTTTGTGGCCGTCAAGCTGATGAACGCACTCTCCACCGGCGGTCTGTCCCTCAAGACCACCGACAAAGGCAAGGGCAATTTGTCCATCACTCTGACCGGCTGCCCCCGGATGGGCGACGAAGCCGTGCCTATGGAGTGGTACTACAGCCCCAAGGCCGCAGCATAAGGAGGACACCGCATGAAATTTTTGACAGAGCTGTCCGATGAAGATTTTCTGCGCCACTGCTGGCAGATTGCCGATGTGGCAGAGGAGGTCTTGGAAAAATCCAAGATCATGGAGCTGCGCAAGGTTCTGCCGGTCCTGACCGGCGAGGAAACGCCGGAGGAGCTGGAACAGAAGAAGAAGGAGCAGGCAAAAAAGAACATTCAGGCTATGGCAAAAAGCTTGCTGTTCGACAATGCCGCTGCCACTGCAAAGCTGCTTCCGCTGCTCTATGAGCCGGACGTGGATGAAAACGGGGTGGTCGAAAATATCGGCCCGTTCAAGAAGATGCGCGCGGTAAAAGAACTGCTGAACAACGACGATGTGATGGATTTTTTGCTCTGGTGTCTGCCGTTGGTGCTGGCGGGTACAGACGCCTGATTTCTTCCATCAGCCCGGACGCGCTGCGGCTGTTTGGCAGGCCGTACATTTTGCAGCACTGCCTGAACACTTTGCGGCAAGAGCGCATCACGCTCAGCTATCAGGCGTACATGACGGACGCTCTGGCGCACCTTATAGGCGCGGGAGAGCGGTGGTACGACATGGTGGCCGGGCTTGTGGAAAACCGCCCACAGCCGCCGCAGCCGTCCGCTGATGAAGTGATAGCACGCATTAAAAATGGCTTGAACGGGGGTGATGGAACCTGAAACTTTTTGAATTGAGCGCCACCCTCGGGCTGGACGACAGCGCCTACCGGCAGGGCATCCAAAATGTGCAATCCGAGACAAAAAAGACCGTTTCTTCACTGTCAGGAGAGTACAGCAAGGCCGCAAAGGCCGTAGTAGAGCTGACCAGACGTTACAACGAATCGGTGGGCAGGACCGGCAAAGCGTCCTCTGAGACCAAAAATCTCAAGACCATGTTGGCACAGGCAGAAGCGCAGCTCAGAGCAACCACGACCGCGCTGAAAGCTGCAAACAACGGCATGGATGGCTTTGCCAGCTCCACGGATAAAGCGTCCAGCAAGTCTCTGGCCGGTGCAATTGCGCAAGGCACGGTCATGGCGGGCATTTTCTCGAAGCTCTACGCCGCTGCACTCAGCGCCGCAGAGGGGTTCATCGCTTCCGGCATCGAGTACAACGCCCAGATCGAGAAATACACCACCGGCTTTACCAATATGTTGGGCAGCGCGGAAGCCGCCCAGCAGGTCATGAGCCAGATTCAGGAAGACGCGGCAAAAACCCCGTTTGATGTTGAGTCCCTGACAAAGGCGAACCAGTACCTGATTTCTGCGGGCGAGAACGCTTCCTATGCCCGCAATACCATCATGGCGCTGGGCGACGCGGTCTCTGCGACCGGCGGCGGCAACGACGAGCTGAACCGCATGTCCCAAAACCTGCAGCAGATTGCCAACACCGGCAAGGCTACAACGGCTGATATCAAGCAGTTTGCTTATGCCGGCATCGACGTGTACGGCATTCTGGCCGACTACACAGGCAAGTCCACCGCCGAAGTGCAGAAAATGACAATCAGTTATGATCTGCTGACGCAGGCTTTGCAGGCCGCTTCCGAAGAGGGCGGGCGTTACTACAACAGCATGGACACCCAGAGCCAGACCATGAATGGCCGCATGTCTACCCTGCAGGACAATGTGAAGCAGCTGGCAGGATTGCTGACCGGCGATTTATCCAGCGGCTTCGGCGTTGTAATCGGCAATCTGAACGATATGCTCGTCGCAGCACAGGAAGCTTACAAAACGGACGGCTGGATTGGTCTCGCAGGCGCGATCACCGGCCTGACAGAGCCTATCAACACGGCAAAAAACGCTCTCAAGGACTTCGCAAGCAAAGCCACCACATGGCTGGATCAGCTGAGCTATAAACTCAACCGTTTTCTCGGAAAAGCCGCCACAGCAGACTTCGATACCTACGAAGAGTACGCGGATGCAAATAACCGGAAGAGTAACCGTAACAGGATGCGGGAAAATGCATTAAATGGCATTGGCATCAGCAACAAGAGCTGGTCGGAGCGTCAGGCGGAGCGGGCGGCAGCCAGCGGCAACGGCGGCAGCTCCATTACAACCAGCCCGTCTGGTTCTTCAACTAGGAGAAGATCCGGCTCTTCCGGCTCCAAGTCCACCACCGAAACGGTTATTTCGTCCATCTCCAGCACGGCTACCACCACCGCACAAAATGCGCTGGGCGCTGTGTCCACCAGCATCCAGACTCTTACCGAGAAGGTCAAGGACAGCTCCGGCAAGATCAAAGACCGCATCACCGAGACCACCACCACGACCGGAAAAGAGATGGTGAACGGTGTTGCCACGACCTTTAAGCAGGTCGAGACCAAAGTCAACGGCACGGTCACAAAGGTCACAAAGACCTATGACGACATGTCGAAAACGCTGCTGGGCACCTTTACCAACGTCTCGGAAACCACCGTTGACGGCATCACCACAAAGGTGCAGCAGGCGGTGGAAAAGTACGCGGACGGCAGCGAGCATATCAAGAAGAACGTCACAGAGACCGGCCAGCGCATCGGCGAGAACGGCGCGGAGACCTACGAGAAGATCATCACCTACATCGACGGCGTTCAAGACAAGGTGACGGAGACCTCTACTCTCATCGACAAGAGCGTAAAGGGCACCCAGAACCGCATTGACCAGCAGCTGAGCGAGGCTTCCGGCCAGCTGGATAAGGGCATTTTTGGGCTGGTAAAAAGCGCCTTTAGTGATGCCAAAAACGGCGACTGGGCAAGTCTTGGGCTGGATTTTGTCAATCTGATCTGGGGCGAGGTATCGCAGGGGCAGCGTGACGTGATCTCTAAGTGGCTTACGGACGCACTGACCGCGGTCAATGAGGGCTACTTCAGCGGTGGCATCGGAAAGGCATTTGATATTTTCCAGAAGCTTTTTTCTGACGGCGGGGTAAAATCCGATATCGACGGTGTGACCAATTCGGTCAAGGCTTTTGGCGAGATCATCGACGGTCTTGCAAAGTCCGGCGGCGTGGGCGGAGCACTAGGCAGCATCGTGCAGAACTTTTCCGGCATGGCCGGTGGCATCACGTCTGCGCTTGGCACCATCGTGTCTTTCGTTGCAGCAAATCCTATTCTTGCCCTGATCCTGGGCGTGGGCGCTGTCGCTGGCGGCATTGGCCTTGCCATGTGGATGGACAAGAAGAATAATCAGAAGCCTGTCAGCCACTACCAGAGTCCCTTTGACAAGACCGGCGTGTATGACAGTCTTGGTACCTTCTCCACCCGTGCAGCCCTGCAGTACCGCGTTACCGGCCAGCAGTCCATTGTTGACCGGCAGACCAGCATTCTGGAACGCATCGAGGGGATGCTGGACGAGCATCTACCAGACATCGGCAAGGGTCAGGTGGTCATGGATTCCGGCGAGCTGGTGGGCGTGCTGTCGACCCGCATGGCGACCAACGTAGATGCACGCATCGGCGTGACAGTGGAACGGAAAGCGAGGGGTGTGTAATGGCAAAGCTTCTGGGGGCAAAAATCGGCAATTTTCACACCCTGACAGATTGGGGGCTGTACCTCAAGGTAGGCAGCCCTAAAATCGGCGCGGCAGAACCGGAAGAATACCTTGTGCAGGTCACCGGATCTGATTCACTGCTGAACCTGACCACATGGGACGATGGCAAGGTGCACTATAAAAAGCGCACCATCACCATGGAACTGCTGTGCAACGCGCCAAAAAGCAAGTGGCCCTACATCGAAAGCACTGTTGCCAATGCCATTCATGGCAAGTGGCTACAGTGCCGCTTTGATGAAGACCCGGCGTGGTACTGGGAAGGGCTGTGGAAGGTCTCGCCGTCCCGCGACCGGCTTTCCAGCACCTTTACCATCACCGGCACCTGCAACCCCTTCAAGCGCAGCGTCTACGACGGCACCAACGACTGGCTGTGGGATGACTTCAACTTTGAAACGGACATCGTGCGCAACTACACGGATATCCCGCTCAAGGCAAACGAGGATGTTCAAGTGTCCATAACCGGTGCGCCCCGTGCGGCCGGTATCTACTTCAAGCGCAGCGAGACCTTCGCAAACATCGCGGTGTCTCTCAATGGCTTTGAGGTGGGCATTCTGGCCAAGTCCACCGACTGGCAGTATATCGAGGGGCTTACTATGCCGGATGGCGTGGTGGGCACCCTCGTTTTTGCTGCATCGGCAGACTGCAGCATTAGCATTAAATATCTGGGGGCAAGCCTATGAGCTATAAAGTTTATGCTGGTGTGCAGACGGATGTAGACACATGGAAAACTAGGGTCTGTATCCACGATATCAGCGATATTACCGACACGAAAAAGCTCATCAGCCCCACGCTGACCCGCGAAGTGGGTAAAGCTGGCTCTTTTGAGTTTACCATGCCGCTGGGCAATGTGGCACACTCTGCGCTGCAAAAGCTGCGCACTACGGTAGAGGTGGAACAGGACGGCGTTTCCATCTGGCAGGGCCGTCCTATGAGCCATGAGCAGGATTTTTTGATGCGTCAGAAAATCTACTGCGAAGGGGAGCTTGCGTATCTGAATGACAGCGGCATTGCGCCATACGCTGCAAAAAATGTGAGCTTTTCGCAATTTTTGGAATGGATCTGCGATAACCACAACGGAATGGTAGATGCATACAAAGCTTTTACTCCTGGCAATGTGCAAATGGACATTCCCATGATTGTGCCCTATATCGACGGCATCAAAGTCGTGCAGGTGGGTTACAGCTACGATTCTAATGATGGAGATTACATTTACCATTGGGGAATTGTAGATCCCGTGGATGGAAAGACGAATATTTTCTATGAGGAAACAGAGATCAACAAAGCTTCCTGCCTGAGCTGGGAAATCGATGAAGAGCACATTGCGGAAGGTCGCATTATTTCACGGATTGGAAGCAACAATTTCCGCGTGCGTCTGTTTGCAGCCTATGTAAAGGGCAAAACGTACGCTGCAAAGGTCGAAGTGAAAAAAGCCGAAATCGTCTGCGGTACTTGCAACAAGAATTTTGGCACGTACTCCATTTATAACGTTGAGCAGGCATCTGAATCCAAGACCTTTAAGATCACCGAGCAAAACGGGAAATACATCCTTGCTATCAACGGCAAGACTGATTCTCGCTTTTTGTTTGATGTGAAGGAACCTACATACAGCTTTGGCGATGGAAAAAACTATGGCATTACATGGGACATCTTGCAGAGTGAGCTGGTTGAAAAGTACGGCGGATATCTGGTGCTGCGCCATGCAGAGGATCCTAACGGAAAACCGCGCCGGTATCTGGACTATCTGCAGGCGATCACCGATAAAAACAGCCAGACGGTGGCTTTTGGAACAAACCTGCTGGATTTGACCAACAACGTCAAAGCAGAGGATATCTACACGCGGGTGATCGCGGTAGGTGCCAAAAAGATAACATGGCTTGTTTTTTCATGGGGAGAAACCATTACAGAAACCGCAAACGATCTGGCTGCGCAAAAGCTTTTTGGCATCATCACAAAAGTGATCTTTATTGAAGGCATCGAAAGCACGCCGCAGTCTTTGCTGGATGCGGCAGAGGAAGAACTTGCCAAAAATCTGCGCTATCTGAACGGCATGACGGTCAAAGCGGTCGATTTGAAAGACGCTGATATTGATGTCAGCCGTATTGCGCTTGGAAAGCAAACGCACATTTTCTCTGCACCGCATGGTGTAGATACCTGGTTGCTGTGCTCCAAGCTTGTTGAGCCGTTGGATTCGCCGGATAAAAAGGAGTTTACATTTGGCACTGAGTTTTCCAGCATCAGCGACCTGCAGGCTTTGAGTGCACGCAAAGCGTCCGATGCTTACGATTTGAGTCGATCGCTCAAAGGGTACATGTCAGGCTAATAAGACAGGAGGTGTTTTATGGATAAAACTTTTGATGAAGCCATTGCGGGAATCCGTAAGGCTGAGCGCGGCGTGGAAGTCCGTGAGGACATCGCACAGGGCATGGAGTACGTCAAGCAGTACGCCGAGGAAGTGACAGGCCAGCAGCAGGCTGCTTTGCAAGCCGCTCAAACCGCTGCCGGAGCAGCCAGCACCGCGACGAAAAAGGCCGCAGCAGCTGCAGAGAGCGAAAGCGCCGCCCGGACCTCCGCCGCCGAAGCAGCCCAAAGCGCACAGTCAGCATCCGCAGACGCAAAGAGCGCGGGAAGTTCTGCCGCTTCTGCCAAAGCTGAAGCGGACAGGGCTGCGGCCATCGTGAGCACCGATAAGACGCTGAGCGTCGAGGGCGCTCCGGCTGACGGAAAGGCTGTTGGTGACGCGCTGAAAGGCGTGATAAGCGCAGACGCTGTAAAGACCTTGATTGCAGACGCTCTGGCAGAAGACCATGCCAAAATCAAATTTTGGATTTCGGAAGACCCCACCAGCCCCGCCGCACTGTTCGGCGGTACATGGCAGGAGATTGCGCAGAACCGGGTGCTGATGGGTGCATCCTACGCCCACGCAGCGGGTACCACAGTCGAAGCCGGTTTGCCGAATATTACTGGCTCTGTTGTGCCTAAGTTAGCAAATATTTACAATTTATTCATTTCTGAAAGTGGAGCTACAATGACAGGCGCTTTCTATAACACAGGGGTATTTAGTTCTTATGGCGGTGCTGATGCTACAAATGTCACCAATAGTCTCCCGCAAGATTTGTATTTCGACGCTTCCCGCTCGAATTCTATTTACGGCCGCAGCAACACCGTGCAGCCCGCTGCCTACTATGTGCACATCTGGAAGCGCGTGGCATGAGAAAGGAGGTTTTGAACCATGAAGATCATTGACGAGACCGGCGCGGTCGTGGAGAACCCCGACCTGACCCTTGGCTACCTGACCACCAGCACCGAAGAGATTACCCACCCCGCCGTAGAGGGCGTGGAGGAGCAGTGGCACTGGGAGACAGTGACCGAGTATCCGAACGGTGGCAAGGACGTGCAGAAGATCGTTGACCGCCCAGGCGTACCGGCACAGGAAGAATGGGTGGAACAAGTGCCCATCCAGAAGTACGTCCGCTACACCGCCGAAGAGCTGGCCGCGCAGGAAGAAGCACGTAAAAAGGCCGAAGCCCGGGAGAAGCTGCCGGAGACGGTGGAGGCACTGCAAAAAGAAAACGAGATGCTCAAGCAATGCTTGCTTGAAATGAGCGAGATTGTTTATGCATAAAATCACACAAAAAATCGAAAGGATGGTATTTATGATGGCAATGTTGTGGGCGCAGGAAATTATGTCTGCTGAGACTATGGAGGACGCAAAGGCTCTGTATGAGCGCTGCCCCCGCCTGCTGAAGGAGAAGGTCAAGGCACTGCTCATCAAGAGCGGCTTTGAGGAAATCACGCAGTAAGGAGGACGCTATGGCTGAAATCATGGATGTGTCCCGGTATCAGGGCACGATCAACTGGGACAAGGTCAAGGCAAGCGGCAAGGTGGACGGCGTGATGATTCGCGCCATGGGCAACAGCGCAGCGGGCAGGCCCAGTGCCCCCTACACCGACCCGCAGTTTGCTCGCAACTATTCCGAGTGCAAGCGGCTGGGCATCCCTGTGGGCGTCTACGGCTATTTCAAGGCCATCAACCGGACAGAAGCTGACAAGGAACTGGCGATGCTGAAGCAGGCTCTGACTGGCAAGACCCTGAGCTTGCCTGTGGCCGTGGACATCGAGGACGAGGTGCAGAAGCCGCTTGGCAAGGCCGCGCTGACCGACCTGACGGCCTACATGCTGAGCACGGTGGAAAGCTGGGGCGTGTATGCTCTGCTCTACACCGGCCTGTGGTTCGGCAACACCTTCCTGTACATGGGCGGCGCGGCGCTGAAGCCCTACGATGTGTGGCTGGCTGCCTACCGCACGAAGAAGCCCGCTCCCGGTTGGCCCTTTGGCATGTGGCAGTACACCAGCACCGCCAGCGTGCCGGGCGTGAGCACTAATGTTGACATGAGCCACGCATACAAGGACTATGCGGGTATCATCAGCAAGAAGGGTCTGACCCGTCTCCGGGAGGGTAAATGACCGAAAAAGAAGCTTTACTGTGGGTGCTGGGCATTCTGGGCAGCCTGTGCGCCGCAGCCATCACCATCGACAAGGTGCTGGACATCATCCACAAGTACATCAAAAAAGCACAGGCCCCCGACGATGCGCAGAACAAGCGAATGGATACGCTCGAAAAAAGACTTGGCGTGCTGGAACAGGGACAGCTTCAGCACGCACAGGCCCTTGCAAGAGACCTGCGCCGCTTTGACGGCCTCGATGAAGAGATGCGTCTCGTACTCGTTGGCGTACAAAATCTTTTGGATTCGCAGCTGTCCGGCAACAACCGCGAAGGTATGCAAAAAAGCAAATCCGATATTAACAACTACCTGCTGAAAGGAGTAACAAATCATGGAAGCAATGTTTAACTTTATCCCCGCACCCATCGCACTGGTACTGATGCTCATCGGCTTTGCCGCGCTGGCCGTTGGTGCCATCCGGCTGGGCTACAAGCAGTACGTCAAGCAGTGGGCACTGGAGCTCGTGACCATCGCTGAAAACAGCATCATGGGCAGCGGTCAGGGCGCAAAGAAAAAGGCACAGGTCTTTGCCGCGCTGCGCGGCGCACTGCCGGACTGGCTGAAGCCTTTCATCACCGATGAAGTGCTGGACAGCGTGATTGAAAAGGCCGTCAGCATGATGAAAAAGGCACTGGCAGAAAAGAAGCCTACCATCAACAAGGAGTAATTTATGATCGAGCAAAGCGTATCTCTCGCATCCAATGGCGTTGTCAAAGTGCCCGGCTATGAGCAGATGGTGCGCTTTGGCTACACCAAGAACAGGGGCGTGTACCGCCTTACCGTCACTGCCACCGGCGAGTGGGAAGGGCTGGCTATCCGCTGCTTCTGGCACGTCCCGGACGGCAAAGACCCGGCATCCTCGCTGGTGGTGGACGGCTATGTGGACGTGCCCGCCAGCGTGACCGCACAGCCCGGAAGCGGGTGCGTCACCTTTGAGGGCAGCGACGGCACCAAGACCGTGACCAGCGCAGACCTGCGGTATCGTGTCAGTGCCAACAGCGGCACGGAGGATGGCGCAGAGCCGGAGCCGGGCACGCCTGCATGGCAGCAGCTGGTGGATGCCGTGCACACCGATGCCACCGCCGCAGAGCAGGCCAAGACCGATGCACAGACGGCAGCGCAGCAGGCTGTGGCATCTGCCGGTGAAGCAGCCACCAGTGCAGGCGACGCAGACCAGAGCGCTCAGGAAGCCGCTGACAGTTTGCAGGAGCTGAAGGACGGCATCGCAAGCGGTGACTTCAAAGGCGAGAAAGGTGACGCTGGTCCCATCGGCCCGGTCGGCCCGCAGGGTGAAACAGGCCCACAAGGCCCCACTGGTGCTACCGGAGCCACAGGCCCGCAGGGCGAAACAGGCCCACAGGGCAAGCAGGGCCCGCAAGGCATTCAAGGCGAGCGTGGCCCGCAGGGTGCACAGGGGCCACAGGGCGAAAAGGGTGACACCGGCCCGCAAGGGCCACAGGGCGAGACCGGCCCTGCCGTAGCACTGGACACCACCCTCACCCACGAGGGCGAAGCCGCTGACGCAAAAGCCACAGGTGACGCGATCAGCGCAGTAAAGGACCGTCAGAACATCCTTGTGGGCACGGAGACAGGCAACCCGCTCAGCGTTGACGATGCTTTCTCTGCACCCCTGTGCGGCCTGACCGTGTACGGTCGGAGCACGCAGGACGGGACACCCACGCCGGATGCACCTGTGCCTATCGTGAGCGCGGGCGACGGCGGGAGCGTGGCGGTGACTTTAAGCGACGGAAACGGCAAAACGCAAACTCTCGCGCTCCCCACTCCCAACGGCTTGCCCGGCATCCCTGTCACCTCTGGCGGCAACTACACCGACAGCACGGGCCAGCAGTGGATGTGTGACGAGGTGGACTTAGAAAGGGGCGTAAAGGTGCAGAGGATTTACAAGGTTGATATTGATGGTGAAAACGTTAAGTTTGAACAAGCTGATGTCTACGCCAATCTTGTACCAAGAGGACTTCCAATCGCCTTGTATAACAATGGCCAAAAAATATACGCAACCAGTACGTTTACTAATTTATCGTGGTTTTACAATACGGTAAATGGACAGTTCTTATATCTGATAGCGGCTAACCTTGCCGACCAGCTCAACGCGTCTTGCAAAAAGCAGCTGGGCAAAGTCTATTACGTTCTCGCCACCCCCATCGAAACGCCACTCACCCCTGACGAAATTGCCGCCTACAAAGCCATCACAGTGTACGGCCCTGACACGGTGGTGCAGGCTGGTGATGGTGCCGGAATCCGGCTGGCGTATCAGAGGGACGTGAACATCGTCGTCAAAAATCTTGAGGACGCTATTGCATCCATGACTACCACATAAGGAGGTACTTATGGCAATTAAATCCAAAGCACGGCATGACCTGACCCTGCGCTCCATCAAACGGGAGATTTCCGCAAGACGCGACGTGGCATACTGGCTGGACAAAGCGTACACCCATCTGGACAGCGGCCTGCTGACGGAGGACGACATCGCAGAGGTGGAAGCCCTTGCGCAGGCGTACTACGATGCGCTGGATGCTGATGACAAGGCGAACGCTGAGGAAATTACACTGTAAGGAGACAAAAAATGTTTCATTACCACTACATCAAAGTCATTGCTGATTCCGAAAACATGAGTACGAAAGAAATCACTTCTATTCTGCAAAAATACTTTGCAAAACAGAACGATGGTTTTTACCTCGAAATCGACTTGGATAATCATGCCGCTGATTTCGATGGTAGCGGAAAATGGCTCATGCGGTTGGAAGGAAATATTTTGTGGATAAATGGCGAATACGTTGCGCTCAGCGGTGTGCAACAAAACAACCCGGATGATAGCGTTATCGTCAAAATTTCCGCAATTCGTTATCTCATTGTTCACAATAAGGAGTGATATTATGGCAAGCATTACATACGAGCATCTCGGTGACGTCACCGAGATGCTCGCCGCACAAGAACAATTTCGTGGCATCACGAAAATGGCCTGCGCACGTTTTCGCGACCTCACGAAAACATACCATTTCGGCAATGTCAACAAACTGGTGACGTTTTGTCACCAGTTTGCCGTGCTTGGCAATATGGTGCGCAACGCCGGACAGCTGCCGCAGCCCTTCTGGCTCGGTGCTGCCTGTGGCGGCGGCTCGTGTAGTGCTGCCCGCTGCGCTGCAAGGACTTGACCGGCAGCAGATGACCGCAGCTATCAAAACCGCACCGCTTGGGAGGGTAGACCGTAAGATAGCCTTACTGCGGTACGTTGAGCGGCTCCCGCTGCCGGACATTGCAGCACAGACGCATTACAGCCGGACGGCGATAGGCTACCGGCTGAAAGGCATTGACAAAATGCTGGATGTGTGATATACTACTTATAGTGTCCGAAGTAGCGTACACACACTTCGGAGAAAATGTGTGCAGAGAGCCAGCGGAAGAACGTTTACCCGCTGGCTTTTCTTTTTGCACGATTTGTGGTATAATAATCTCAACAAATCCACCCGGCCTCTCGAAGAAGCGCATTAGGGTGGATATCTGAACCCGCTAAGCCTCTCAACGATGCGTATCATGGCGGGTCTTTTTATTTTGTTCGTACTGTGGTATAATATTTACAGACAATTCGCCTAATGAATTGCTGGTGTGGTCTGGCCTAAAGATTTCTGTCAGCACAAGCGCACAACTTACGAAATTTAGTCTCCTGCCCGCCTACTTGCAGTGCGTACCATGCGGGAGACGATTTTATACGAATTATGGCAAATAAAATATATCACTTTTTGTCCCGTGTTTTGTTCGCTCTGATTATTTTTGGGGCGACATCAAGCGTTCTAAAAGCCGTCCTTCCGTTTTGGCATAGTGCATTTATAGGCGTGGTTTTATCGGCATATGCGTCTTTGCATTATACGCCATACGATTTATGATTTGAAAGGCTACGGCCTTTGTAGAGAGCGGCATTGCCTGTGGGCGGTTCCACTCTTGATTTTAGACTTTGCCATTTCGGTGGCATAAAAAATCCCCTGCTTTGTCGAAGCCCTGCGTGCCACGCTGGGTACTTGTAGGCAAAGTGGGGGATTTTGTTTTATTTACACTAGTTTTGTCGAAGCTCTTGTCTTGCAAGTCAAAACGTGATATTTTATTTTTGCTTCCAATGTGAAGCCCTTAACAGTTAAGCGCTCATGCGGATTTTTCCGTGTGGGCGCTTTTCTTGCTTTACAGAAGTTTATAGTGCTCTGCCAGCAGGAAGCGGACGTACACAGGGCACGCACGCTGTTCACCACACCAGTCCTGCACGGTGCGCCGCGGGACGCCCGCCTGCTTTGCAAAGGTAGTCTGCGACAGACCAGTGCGGGCCACCAGCTCTCGCATAGACAGGTGCGCCACGTCCCAGACGGCAGACAATTTTGCCTTCTCGGCATCCAAGTCGATGCAGCCGGAAGCGTCATCCGGGACGCTAAGAGTGATGTTGTTGAGGAACGCTGCCCTGGACGCTTCCGGGTCAGCAGCCATAATAAAGAGTTCAGCAGTAGTATACATAGTCTTCTCCTTCTTAAATCTCCCCGGTCGATGTTCGCACATCGGCTGGGGACTTTTCTTTACTCCATATCTTCCAGAGTTTCAAGATACTTCGGATAAAGGTCTTCCACGACGGCCTGTCTCTCAACGTCGTCCAGATCACCGTTCATGAGCGCCTCGCCCTCTTCATCGGAAAGTTCGATGCTGGTAGTGATCATCAGATCGCGAGCGTCCAGATGAGAGGTCTTGACGTCGCCATCATCGGTGAGGTGCGCGTAGATCATCCAAACGCCGTTGTCGTACTCGATTTCGGTGCCGGTGGCCATAACCTTGGTTGCGAACTCGTCAGCAGTGAGCTTTTTCATAATTTTTACCTCCATGTCTCTATGCGTTTGTGCGGTGTCTTTCACTGTCTTTATTATACACGCATTGCGTGCAATTGTCAAGGATTTTTTGAAAATTTTATACGCGTTGCGTGCAAAAAGAAAGGTGCCCACACAGCTTTGTGCCGTGTGGGCGCTTTTTCTTTTTGGCGTTCGTTTGTCCTTCGTTTGACGTTCGTTTAACGCACGGATTCGGCAGAAAAGGTACTATGGGCGCAAAGGGAGGGCGCACCATGTGGCACAGGTTTAATCCAAACCCGCGCGGGAGCAGCGTCGGGGACTGCGTAGTGCGGGCGGTAGCTGCGGCCACCGGTCAGAGCTGGGAGCAAGCGTATATTGCGCTGGCGCTCACCGGCTACGCCCTCGGCGATATGCCCAGCGCCAACCGCACATGGGGCGCGTACCTTCAAAAGCGCGGGTTCAAGCGCCGCATGGTGGAGGAAGACTGCACCACCTGTTACACCGTGGCAGATTTTGCCCGGGAGTACCCGTGCGGCGTGTATGTACTGGGCTGCTCTGGCCACGTCCTGACCGTCATCGACGGCGTGTGGTGGGACAGCTGGGACAGCGGCGCGGAATGCCCGATCTACTACTGGTACAAGGAGGAATAAACGATGCCGATTTATAACGGATACCCGCAAGTGTACTACCCGCAACAGCCGCAAGGGCAGCTTGAACAGCTCAGGGCAGCGCAGTATCAGCCCCAGCCCGTCATGATGCCGACAATGCAGGGACAGGCCGCACCGACTGACAGCGGCTTTATCTGGGTACAAGGTGAAGCAGCAGCCCGCGGCTATCTGGTGGCCAACGGGAGCCGGGTGCTTTTGCTGGATGCTGATTCCGATACCTTCTACATCAAAGAAGTTGGGCAGGACGGCAGGCCGTTCCCGCTCCGCATCTACGACTACAAGGAACGCACCAGCGGCCCCAAAGCGTCGATCGCAGCCACGCAAGCCGCAGGCGGGGAGTATGTCACCCGCAAGGAGTTCGACGAGTTGGCGGCAAAGTTGGCGGCGTTGGAAAAGCAGGAAGCACTAGAACCGGAAAAGGAGGGCTAAACGATGGGCAGCAGCTTGTATAATTCGATGGGCCGACAGACCCAGAACCCCATTGGCGGGCAGTTCCAGCAGTTTATGGGTCAGATGCAGGGAAAGAACCCACAGGAGATGATAAACCAGATGCTCACCTCCGGCCAGCTTTCACAGCAGCAACTTAACGCCATTCAGCAGCGGGCACAGCAGATCGCGCCGATGCTCAACGGCATGAAAAATATGTTCGGATTCTAAAATGCGGCCGCATTTAGAATAAATTTCAAAATCTAACGTAAAGGAGTAAAACTATGTCTCTTTCTTCTGATAGCACGGTTCTGACCATGCCGGTACAGCCCGCCAACGGCTACAGCAACGGCCTCAATGGCTGGGGTGGCGACTGGATGGGCTGGATCGTCCTCTTTCTGATCTTCGGCATGTTCGGCTGGGGCGGCATGGGCGGCTTTGGCTGGGGCGGCGGCATGGGCGGCGCTTCGCCTTATATGACCAGCGCCGTCACGCAGGCAGACCTGCAGCGCGGCTTCGACAACCAGAGCGTCATGAACAAGCTGAACGGGCTGGAAAGCGGCCTGTGTGATGGCTTCTATGCCATGAACACCGGGATGCTTCAGGGCTTTAACGGCGTGCAGCAGGGCCTGAACGGTGTCACCAACGCCATGCAGCAGGGCTTCAACGGCACCAACGTTGCGCTGATGCAGGGTCAGAATGCTCTGGCTACACAGCTGGCAGACTGCTGCTGCAAGACCCAGACCGCGATCCAGGGTGTCAACTACAATCTGGCCACTCAGGAGTGCGACACCCGGAACCAGATGCAGCAGGGCTTCTGCGCAACGCAGAACGCCATGAACAACAACACCCGGGACATCATCGAGAATCAGAACAGCAACACCCGCGCGGTGCTCGACTTCCTGACCAACGATAAGATCGCCACCCTGCAGAGCGAGAACAACGAGCTGCGCCGGGCTGCTTCTCAGGATCGCCAGAGCGCGTTCCTGACCACCGCGATGAACGCGCAGACCAACCAGATCATCGGGACTCTGCAGCAGAAAGCTCCCGTGCCTGCCTATCAGGTGCCCAACCCCAACGCCATTTACTATGGCTGTGGGACCGGCTGTGGCAGCTGCGCCTAACCGAATAACGGCAACTGACTGCAAATTGTAGTCTGTTCAGCCCCTGAGCTGATTTTGCGAACCAGAGCGCCGGGGCAAAAGTCCCGGCGTTTTTTCTATGAAAGGAGCCGATAAAATGGCTGAGTTTAGCAATTCTAACACCGTCAGCGTGGCAGCGGGTGAAAACCTTCCCCTGACCGAGACCGCGGTGAAAGCCCCTGCTTGCATCATGCACCGTGAGGGCAGCGGCCTTGTGACTCTGCGAGGCCTGACCAATCAGTGCAAAGCGCGCTTTAAGGTAAGCTTTGGCGGCAATATCGCCGTTCCCACCGGCGGCACTGTGGGACCCATTTCCGTGGCGCTGGCTGTCGGCGGTGAGTCACTCAACAGTGCGACCGCAATTGTCACCCCGGCGGCAGTCGAAAATTACTTCAACGTTTTCGTGGCTGCGTTCATCGAGGTGCCGCGTGGCTGCTGCGTGACCGTGGCGGTTAAAAACACCAGTACGCAGGCAGTCAGCATTGCAAACAGCAATCTGATCGTTGAGCGGGTAGCATAAGAAAGGAGATAAAGTCATGCTGGATAAATTGAATCATCTGAAGGATGAGATGTGCGACGAGCTCATGGAGCTGACCGACAAAAAGAACCGGTCCCCTGGCGATGTTGAGATGATCGGCGAGATCGTGGACATCATTCTGGACATCCACCGCATCGAGGATTACTGCGAAGGCGGCGAGTACAGCCGCGCGGGCGAGTGGGAAGCTGACATGCGCGGATCCTTCAACCGCGATGCCGGAAACGGTTACAACCGGGGCAACAGCTACGCCAACCGTGGCCGTCACTATGTGCGCGGGCACTACTCCCGCGCGGATGGCCGTGAGCGCATGATCTCTGACATCGAGGACATGATGCAGGAAGCCACCGGTGCAGAGCGTGACGCCTACAAGCGGGCGGCAGACATCCTGCGGAACGCATAAGGAAGGAGGACGGCAGGCATGGATATTGACGAGATCAACGAGCATATCCGCAAGCTCAAGTGCGAGGAAACCAGCTGGCAGAGCGTCAACAAGCTTGCCGCCCTCTGCACTGTGCGGAACGAGTTAGAAGAAGCGCACGCGCCTGAAACGCAGATCCAGTCATTGCCGCCCGCGGCTTATGTGGCGGCTTACTCCACAGCAGCGGAACCGCAAAGCGAGTTCGTGGAAATGGCCAGCGCCGCGCCCTTTGGAGGCTTGATGGAGGTGCTTGACGAGCACATGAACGCCATAAAGCTTGCATATCCGAAAGAGTATGAGCTGGTCATGCGGAAGATTTCTGACGTAATAAGAAACCAACAAGCGACCAACTTATAAAAATAAATCGTTATATCGAATAAATATATTGATTTGTAATCAGTGGGTTGCAGGTTCAACTCCTGTCACCAGCTCCAAAAAGCCGCTCAGGAACGTTGATTTCTGGGCGGCTTTTGCTTTTGTGTTTTTGCTTTCGGCACAAAAATCCAAAAATTCCGCAAAAGATGTTGACAAACTACCATCCGGGTGGTAATATATACAGGCAATCCATGGACTGCAAAATTGAATATGGGCGTGTTCCCGAGTGGCCAATGGGGACAGACTGTAAATCTGCTGCTTTCA